CAATTAGGCTTAAATAAGGTTGTAGTAGTAGATGAGGGTAGTATGAGTAATATATCCTCAAATACCGACATTACAAGTATTAAAGAGGGTATTGAGTTCCAACTTAAAACAATAGCATTTAATAACAACCTGAATTTTGACTTTGGATTATCAGGAAGTAAGTCAGGTGTAGCATTAAAGATAGAAAACTTGGAACTGCTTGAAGCAAGAGAAGATGAAGTAGAAAAGTGGAGAAGGGCAGAAAAGCACATATACGAGATTGAAAGACAAATAGTACAAGTAGAAACAGGTTTACAATTACCTGAATCTATTGCACTTGACTATTCAGAAGTTAAATTCCCTGATTTTGATGCAGAAAGAGATGAATGGGATTGGAAGTTCAAACATGGTATAGCAGATAGATTTGATTATCTAATGGCTCAAGATCCTGATAAGTTCCCTGATAGACAGGCAGCAATGGACTTCTTAGATGAAAAGAAACAAGAAACAGATACAACTGATAACATATTTAAACTAAACCGAGCAAATGGCGAAGGTACTTAAAGCATACTTAGACAAGATAACTGATTTAGAAGAACAGATAGATAGAGAAGTAGATGAGTTATTAAGAGTTATTGACATAGATCAACTACTTGCAAATCCTGAGCAGTATATGCAAGAACTATCTAAACAATTCTTTGAATCACTTGATGATGAACTAAAACAGGCTATTGATGCAGGACAAGTCAAGGCAGATAGGATTATAAAGAGTATTGGAAGCAAACTTCAAAAAGATTAAGTCTGATATAGACTTTAAACAAAATGTCAAGAAACTAATTGATGAGGCTATATTCTTAGCAGCACAAATCAATGTAAAAGAAATCAAATCAGGATTAGACAGGTCCACAGGTCCTAAAGGTAAGAAGTTTAAAAAACTTGCACCATCTACAATAGCACAAAAGAAGAAAAAAGGACAACCACTTAAACCACTTATAGCAACAGGTATGATGAGAAAATTACCACCTGTTAAAGGTAAAAAAGGTAAAACATCTATAAGTGTTGCAAAACAAAGAGTAGAGATAGGTGGGTATCACGATCAAGGTGGTACTAAGGGAGGCAGACCACCACAAAGAGAATGGTTTGATATATACAAGACTGCTATACCTAAAATAGAGAAGATGTTAAAATCCAAACTAATTAAACTATATTCAAGACTATGAACACATATAGTGAGTTAAATATAAAGATAGCCAAAAAGATAGATGATTTATCATTAATAGTTACATCTAATCTACTATCTCGTGTTAATGCTATGAGATTATCAGGAATGGCTAATTCAGAAGTTAGAAAAGTATTAGTTGCAGATCTTATTGCAGGTGGTAGAATATTTGGACAACTTAAAAATGGTGTTAAGAACATATCTAAAAATGCAGTAGAAGAAGCAGGTAATATAGCAGCACAAAAAGTATTTGAACAACAAGGATTAAAACAATACAAATGGATAACAGTAGGAAAGAATATATGTCCTGATTGTAAACCAAGACATGCTACTACAGGAGATTTAGAATTTTTTAGAAATATAGGACTACCTAAAAGTGAATTTAGTGTATGTGGACATAATTGTAATTGTCAGTTAGTACCTATTGAGTATAAAGGAGAAGAATTAAGTGAACCTATAAAGTATAAGAAATCAACTGAAGGAAGAAAATGATTAGAACTGCTATAGTAACACCTGATAAACACTTTCCACAACATGATCAGAAAGCAATTAATGTGGTATGTCAGGCAATTCGCAAGGTAGGGTGTGATATTTATATTGACTTAGGAGATACGGGTGAGTGGAGTTATTTTAGTAATCATTATTGGAAGGGCAGACATGCTAAACCATTAGAAGATCTAATACCTTTACTAAATAAAGATGTTAAAGCAGTAAACAAGGGTATGGATCAGATAGATAGAGCATTAGATGAGGTAAATTGCAAAGAAAGACATTTTGTACAAGGTAACCATGAAGTATGGCTTGATAACTTTGTTATGAAATATCCTTACTTAGATAAGTATGAAACATACAATGCTTTAAGGTTAGAACAACGTGGATATGAATACCACCCTTATTTTAGAAAGAAACTGCTTAAAATAGGCAAATTAAACTTTGCTCATGGACACAGGACAGGTATGCACCATGCTAAAGCACACTTAATGATGTATGGAGAATCAGTTATGTATGGACATACACACGATTTACAAAGACATACACATACATCTCTTGGTGGTACTATATCTGCTAGGAGTTTAGGTTGTTTAAAGAATATTGAGGAAGATGAGGATTGGCTTAGAGGAAACTTAACAAATTGGAATCATGCTTTTGCTATTATACATTTCTTTCCAAATGGTAATTATGTGGTTCAGGTAGTAGAGATTATTAAAGGTAAAACTAACTTATGGGGAGAAGAATTGAATGGAAGTAAAAGATAATGGATATTTTAGCAGTATTGGAACAATTTGGAATACCTGTAACAATGACAATAGCATTCGGATTTTTTATATGGAGGCAAAACAGGTTCATACAAGAAACTCTAATGACAGAACTCGACCAAGACTTCAAGAGGTTGGAAGGTATTATTATTAAGTTGATAGATCAACAAAAAAAGGTGCAAATGGAGCAAAAGAAGTTAAATGGTATATTTAAGGCACAAGTAGAAATTATTGCTCGTTTGAGTGGAAATGGCTTAAAAGACAAGTTCCTAAGAATAATGGAAAAAGGTGGAATGGTAGATGAATAAGACTAAGCAGTTCAAAATACAAACACCTGTAGGTTCTGTTGAGAGTGATAGTGGTAATCACATAGTAGATGTAATAACAGTATTAGCAGCAATCCTGTTAGTATTTATAGGCAAAAAGATAATGGAGAAGATATAATGGCTAAATTTAAAGGTAGAAAAGTAAAACTAAATAAGCCAACAAGGATAAGAGCAGGACAAACATCACATGGTAAAAAAAAATTCCAAGTATTCGTAAATGACGGAGGTAAGACCAAAAGAGTTACTTTTGGAGATCCTAACATGAGAATAAGAAAAACAAATAAGTCTGCAAGAAAATCTTTTAGAGCAAGAATGAAATGTAGCACAGCAAAAGATAAAACAACTGCAAGATATTGGTCTTGCAAGAAATGGTAAACGAACATGAAAGTAGATGAGTTAGTAATCAAGTTAATAAAAGACAAAGTAAAACAAGAAGTAGAAGAAGTATTCGATCCAAAGAATAAAGAAAAATTTGTTGATATGATAAATGATAATGTCAATATTCCTATTCTTAGAGAGAAAGATGAAGCAATAGTATTTGATGCTTTATATGACTTAGTACATGAGTTTGTTAAAAAAATAAAAAAGTAGTAGTAATAACCCTGAAACAATAATAAATTACAAGGAAGAATTATGAAAAATTCAGAACAAAATCCAACCACCGACAATCAAGGTGTAAAATCCGATTCCGTTCAAGGAAACGATAACCCTTCCGTTGATTCAACAAACAACGACAATAAAACTGTTGATTCGATTCCTTATGCTCGATTTAACGAGGTTACTAAGCAAAAGAAAGACTTAGAAACTAAGTTAAGAGATTACGAGGCAAAACAAGAAGAAAGTCGTGTTAAAAGACTTGAAGAACAAGGTAAGTATAAAGAATTAAATGCTGAACTAAGTTCTAAAGTGTCTAAATACGAAGAAAAACTTAATGTTTATGCTGAAAAAGAAGCAAAGGAACGAGAGGACTTAGTATCACAATTAGACGATCAAGACAAAGAAGTTTATGGATCTTTAAGTAATGATCAACTTAGAAAACATTTGGCTAAAGGTCAAAAGCCTAAACCTGCTACTATTAATACTACTCAACCTGTAAGGGACACAAGTGGTAATAGAGTATCAGATTGGACAAATCTTTCTAAAAATGATAAAAAATCTAATTGGAAATCGATACTAAAGACCTATAAAAAATAACTTAATTAAAAAATATATTGTCCTACTTGAAGGCACTCTTGCAGTTGATAGAGGGCAAAGATCGGAGAAATTATGGCGACAGGATTTGCTTCAACAGCAACTTCTCAGGCTGCAGATACTGAATTAGCAGTATTTATACCTGAATTATGGACAGATGCAGTAAGAGCATCTTTCAAAAAAAACTTAGTACTTGCAAATGTAGGTACAGACTTTTCATCACTTGCAGCAGGTGGTGGAGATACAATTAACATACCAAGTGTAGCAGATGTACCAAACGTGGTTGCAAAAGCACCACATGTAGCATTTGATTATACAAGTGCAACTGAAGATAGTCTTTCATTAGCACTAACTACTCATAATGTAACAGGTACAATGGTAGAAGATATGGGTGCAATACAATCAAGTTCTGATTTGTTAAGCATGTATTCTGATTCTATTGGTTACAAACTTGCTTTAGGATTTGATACTAATGTTGAGGCTGCTTTAGCACTAACAACAGAATGTATTAATATTGCAGGTAATACAGTAGCAAAAACTATTGATGCTGCTACATTAGCACACATAAGCAAAGTTGTATTAGAAAATGATTGTCCTCTTAGTGAGTGTACACTTGTTTTAAATCCAACTTTATATGCTTCACTATTTAGAATTGATGATTTTATTCATATTTCTAAAACAGGTATTGCAGATGCTGATAATGGACAAGTAGGATCTGTTATGGGTATGAATGTAGTATTATCTAATAATATTACTTCTACAAATGCAAATGCTGCTGTTGATTCAGATGATGGTGCATTAAACAATGCAAACGTACTTGGTGGATTTGTAGTACATTCATCTGCTCTTGCTTATGGCTTTAGCCAAGCACCAAGAGTACAAGCAGAATACTCAGTTGATCATTTAGCAACTAAACTAATAGGAGATTCTATTGGTGGTGCTAAATTAGTTCAAGATGCTTCTCAAACTAAATGTTGGGGAATCGTTGAAGAAGGAACAACTGCTTGGTAGTAAGTAAATAATAATAATACAGGGTAGTGTAATGCTACCCTGTACACTTAGGAGAATACATGAAAGATATTAAAGTTATATTTAGAGGTTACAAAGTACCATCAGGTAAACCATTAAATGTGCCTGTTATGATAGGTAAAGCAAGATTAGAACAATATAAGAATGATGG